ATCCGTGAATATGTAGAAAAAGTAGGTGGTGGTAATTATAACACTTGGGGTAAGATGGGTGACGATGGTCAAAATACTAGAAGCCCAGTAGCTGGTCCAAATAGAATGGGTGGTACATCAGAAAACATTCTAAAAGGCGGTGTTTACAACGGTAAAGAAGTAGGTGCCGGTAGTACTATCGAAGGTAATGGAGTGTTCAAGCAGAGCAAGCCACAAATTGAAGATTTTGGCAATGTAAACAAGCCAGGTGGCAATGCTGGTAAAACAGGCTTCAAGAAGAAAGAGCCTGGACATGGCGCTGAGAAGAAAGGTGAAGCTGAAGGCAAAGCCTGGGGCGCAGGTACAGGTGGCGCAGTAGGTCAAGTTGGTAGTCTAAACACTAAGAGCCTACTAAGTGGAGCTCCAAAAAGAGCCAAGTAAACACATTTAGATGAGCTACTTACGAGAAAACTTGAGTTTCGATCAGGCACGTGTCGTGGTCGAAAGTCAAGGGGAAAACGGCAAAGACCTTTACATGAAAGGTATTTGTATTCAAGGTGGTATTAAAAATGCCAACCAGAGAATATATCCTGTAGACGAGATAGAAAGAGCTGTCAAAACCTTGAACGATCAGATCTCAGGAGGATACAGCGTATTAGGTGAAGTAGATCATCCAGATGACCTAAAGATCAATTTGGACCGTGTCAGTCACATGATTACAGAAATGTGGATGGACGGTCCAAATGGTTATGGCAAGTTTAAGATACTGCCAACACCCATGGGACAACTAGTGAGAACTATGTTAGAAAGTGGAGTTAAGTTGGGAGTAAGCAGTAGAGGATCCGGCAATGTCAGTGGAGATGGTACTGGCAAGGTCAGTGATTTTGAGATTATCACAGTGGATGTGGTAGCTCAACCAAGTGCCCCAGGGGCTTATCCTACACCAATTTATGAACACTTGATGAACAGTCGTGGTGGGCATAGAGCCTTACGCATAGCGGAGGAAGTGAAGAAAGATCCCAAAGCACAGAAGTATATTAAAGAGAGCCTATTATCAGTAATAGGCAAGCTCCGATAACAAGAGGAGAATCACAATGTTGGATGTATTAAAAGGCTTATTTGAAAACAATGTGATTAGCGAAGACATTCGAAGTCAAATTGAGGAAGCATGGGAAGCCCGTGTAGCCGAAAATCGCGAACAACTAACACAACAATTAAGGGAAGAATTTGCTCAGCGTTATGAGCATGATCGTACAGTTATGATCGAAGCCATTGACAGAATGGTAGCAGATCAACTAGCACCTGAAATTGCTGAGTTCGCAGAAGACCGTAAACAATTAGCTGAAGCCAAAGCCAAGTATGCTCTAAAGATGAAGCAGGATAGTGCTGTATTAAAGGAATTTATTACACGCACTCTAGCTAAAGAAGTCAAAGAGCTACACGAAGATCAAAAGTCTATGGCTAATAAATTTTTCAAATTAGAAGAATTTGTGGTAGAAGCTCTCGCTAATGAAATTGCAGAATTTTATGCAGATAAGAAGGATCTAGCCCAGACCAAGGTTAAGTTAATTAAAGAAGGTCGCCAACAGCTAGGAAAGATGAAGAAAGAATTTGTAAAGCGTGCCGCAGTAATGGTCGAACAAGTTGTTACAAAGAGTTTAAACAATGAACTTGTACAACTCAAAGAGGACATTGAATCAGCACGTAGAGCAGACTTTGGTCGTAAGATATTTGAAGCATTTAGCAACGAATACCAGAATAGTTACTTAAATGAGAAATCAGAATCAAGTAAATTGCTCAAGGTTATAAACAAGAAAGACTCCGCTATTACGATGGCTAATACAGTAGCAGTGAAGGCACAGAGAGTCATAGAAAGCAAAGAAATGGAAATTCGTCGTCTAAAAGAAGCAGCCAAGCGTAAAGAAGTTATGAGTGAACTGCTTGCTCCATTAAATGCAGAACAAAAGGGAATTATGAGTGAACTTTTAGAAAGCGTACAAACAACACGACTAACAGAAAGTTTTAACAAGTACTTACCAACGCTTATAGAAGGTAGTACAGGAACAACTAAGAAAAGACAGGCACTTGTAGAGGCAAAAGAAATTACCGGTAACAAGGTTACCACACAAAAGACAAACAGCAGCGAACCCGATAGTAACATCGTTGATATCCGTCGCCTAGCTGGACTTAATTAAGGAGAAAGTAATGTCTGAACTACTAACAAAGCGTTGGCAGGAGACAAAAGAGGCTCTACTCGAAGGCCTCCAAGGCACAAAAAAATCAGTGATGGGTGTAACTCTTGAGAATACTCGTAAGTATCTCGCAGAAACCGCAAGCGCTGGTACTACTTCTGCTGGCAACGTCGCAACATTAAACCGCGTGATCCTTCCAGTGATCCGTCGTGTTATGCCAACCGTTATTGCTAACGAGTTGGTTGGTGTACAACCACTAACTGGACCAGTTGGTCAAATCCATACATTGAGAGTACGTTACGCTGATAGTGTAAATGCTAACGGTGATATTGTTGGAACAACAGCTGGTGAAGAGGCATTAAGCCCATTCAAGATTGCTGAGCAGTACTCCGGTGCTGCTAGTGGTAAGGCTGCTAGTACAGCGACCATGGAAGGTATTGCTGGTCGCAGAATGAGCATCCAGATCCTCAAGCAAACAGTTGAAGCGAAAACTCGTAAGTTAAGCGCTCGCTGGACATTTGAGGCTGCACAAGATATGCAAAGCCAACATGGCATTGATGTCGAAGCAGAAATTATGGCTGCTCTAGCACAAGAAATTACTGCTGAAATCGATCAAGAGATCCTAGCAAGTCTAAACAGCTTGGCAGGTAATCCTCTAGCAACTTTCGATCAAGCTAATGTAAGTGGTACAGCTACATTCGTTGGTGATGAACACGCTGCTCTAGCAGTTCTAATCAACCGTGTTGCTAATATGATTGCTCAACGCACACGTCGTGGTGCTGCTAACTGGGCAGTTGTTAGTCCATTTGTATTGACAATCCTACAAAGTGCAACAACAAGTGCATTTGCTCGTACAACAGAAGGCACATTTGAAGCACCAACTAACACTAAGCTAGTTGGTACATTAAATGGTGCTATGAAGATTTATGTAAACACATATGCAAGCGACACACAACCTATCCTTATTGGTTATAAAGGTACAAGTGAGAGTGATGCTGCTGCATTCTACTGCCCATACATTCCATTGATGAGCAGTGGTGTTGTATTAGATCCATCAACTTTCGAACCAGTCGTATCATTTATGACACGTTATGGTTATGTAGAGTTGACAAATACAGCAAGCTCTCTTGGTAATGCTCAGGACTACTTGGGTAAAGTTGGAGTTACAACAGCTAACGTCAAGTTCAGCTAATCTTCAACAGACTAAGAGTTTGTTTTTAAAAGGCACCTTACATGGTGCCTTTTTTATTAAATATGCTATTATTTAGGAATTTATATGGAAATTGAATTACATCTTTTTACTAATAGCACTGTACACTCACCTGACACATGGCACATTGAAAATACCTATAAAAGTTTTTGTGACACCTTTAAAAAGGAAATGCCTGTAACAGTATGGGTTGATCGTCAACCTAATTTAGAAAGATGGGAAGAATATGTAGTTAATTTAAGAAAGATTTTTCCTAAGGTTGAAACAGAAGTAGGTGGACTAAGTCATGGATATCATACTGCTGCATTTAAAAGTCCAGCTGAGTTTTTGTTTATGCTAGAACATGATTGGGAATTTTACGCAGATCGTATACCTCATACATTAGATCAAATTATAGATGGAATGCGTAAAGACAATATTTTACATCTTAGATTTAATCGTAAATTAGGTGGTAATCAGCCAGATGGACACGCCAGTTTAGGACATGATATTGATTGGGAAGATCATGAAGGTAGTGTATTTCCATATAGTACAGTAAAACAAGTAAGTAATAATCCTCACATAATTAATCGTGAACGTTGGGTAAAAGAATGTACTCCACATACTCATTATATTGGATTTACTAAAGTACATGGTTTAGAGGAATATTTGACAGCCAGTCCTATTAGAGGTTCAATTTATGGTCCAAGAGGTCATCCACCTACAGTATATCACACTGATGGTGCTAATCCAAATGAATTAAGGAACAAGGGTATTCGTAACTAATTTGGATAGCTAAATAGTATATTAACTAATTTATGGGGTACCCGCCCCGTAGGCTTTGAACGCTATAAAGGAGAAACAAATGGGACGTCCGATTCATAAAAAGTTTTTTGGTCAAACAAATATTGGTAAAACAGGTGAAGGTGTAGGTGGTGAAGGTGTAGCTAGTGTAACCATTGCAGGTACATGGACAGGATTTGCTACTGCTACTACAACAGTAACTTTTAGTGCGCCGCAAATACCAGGTGGTGAAACAGCTACTGGCACCGCAGTAATTAATGGAAGTGGTGCAGTAACAGGTATAGATATTACCAATTCTGGTTCAGGATATACATCAGCACCAACAGTAACAATTCTTGACAGTGATGCAGGTGCGGAAGTGGCAACTGGAACAGCTACAGCAGTATTAACAACTGGTGCAAATGCTCGTCAAAATAGTATAACTGTAACAGCTTATTTGCCTGCTGCAAATACGCAAGGTTATATCAGAGGTGCAGGTGGTAGTAGTGCTGTAACAGGTGATATATTACGTCAAGTAGGCAGTAATAAGTATGTTGTACAAACTGCTCAAGGTATAGGTCGTTGTAAACTAGTAGCTGATGGTGCAGCCAATGCAGCTGGTGAGATGACTATAACAGCAGTAGATAGCGGTGGTAAAACATATTATGTTAGTAAATTAACAGCAAAAAGAGCTAGACTATACCCATATGGTGCAGCTGGTCATGAGTTTGCAGCAGGTAAAATTGCTCCTTGGAGTTTTGCTGCCGCTGCTAGTGGTAGAGTACAAATTGTCAATAGATAATGTCTAAAGTTCTTAGAATACAAAAAGGCGGATATAAAATTATTGCTGAAGAAGGCAGTGAGATCCGCCTTGATTCTGGATCTGGAGGCAGAGTAACAGTAACAGGCGATTTATATGTTGAAGGTCAAACAACATATATTAATACTGTAGATTTAGAAATTGAAGATCGTATTATAATTTTAAATAGAGGTGAACAAGGTCCTGGGATAACTTCAAGCTCTACACAACCTATGTCAGGACTACAAATTGATAGAGGTAATGTTGATGCCTTGATGGTGTTTGACGAACAACCTTTTAAAAGTTTAACAAGTAATTCTAATGAAAACACATTATTACCACCTAGTTTTGTTTTGAAAGATAATTCAAGTACTAAAAATTTATTACCTTTGACTACAAATAAAATTCAAACTTATGGTTTAGAAGGAGGTAATAAGGATTTAACTATTTGGACAGGTTATGAAGGCGTAGTAAAAGTAGATTATCTCACAACACCAGCAGGAGAGACAGAAGCTATATATGATCCCTATCATATAAGAATACAAAATTTATTAAATTCTTCCGTAGCAGAAATTCAAGATCAAGCTAATGATATGGTTCCTAATATTAAATTTATTAGAGAATATGTTAGAGCCAGTGCTGGCGAAGCTGTTATTCAAAGATTTTATAGATATACAGAAACCACTACAGAAAATACCTTATCAGGTGGTGAAGCTAGGGACATTTCACAAGAAGGTGATGGATTTAGTGGGGTACAGTTTGTTGTAGGTGCAGGACCTTTTGGTGCTAGAATAAAAAATGATGTAGCCAGAATTGGCCGTTTTGGATTAGATAATGGAATGATTATTGGCCAAGGTGCAGAAAGTGCCAATAATATAAGAATAGTTATTGATAATGGTGATAATGCAGTGATAAAAACTGACAACACTGACTTACAAATTAGTCCTAGTACAAGAAATATAGTTTTAAAAAGTGTACTAAGGGTAGAAAATCTAAGTAATGAATTTGCAGACCCAACACCAGTAGTAGGTGAAAATGTTTTATTTGTGAGACAAGAGTTAGGTTCAGGTGGTACAGGAGTTTATTTTACCAATGTCGTTGGTAATGGTGAATTTTGTAGTGCATCAAATGCGCTAGTTTATAGTTTAATATTTTAGGAAAAATAAATGGCAAGTGGTTTCGGATTAGTGAGTTCTATAGTTCCAGTGCTAACAGTTACAAATCCTGATCCAGGAGATACTGCTGGTGCTCCTAGTGGTGGACAACCTATATTTAAAGTTGGAGTTTCACCATTTGTTTCTCCAGATTGGCCTGGTACTGCTTATGCAATTACAAGTATGTTTTTTTGTAATAGAGGGAATACTCCTTCTAATTTAACATTATATCTAGTACCTAAAGCTAGTGCATACCCGTCAACATTTACAGTCATTATTAAAGATTTAAATATCCCACCGGGTGATACATTTGCTTTTGAAAGTGAAAAAATTATTTTAGGTGTAGAAGATAGTATTTGGGCCAGCTGTGATCAAGCAGCTAGTATAAATGCTGTATTAAGTGTTGTTAGGGTTGCATAATGAAATTTTATAAAGCTCAAAAATTAAATAACAATATAGTTAAAAGTCAAGAACTAACTATAAGTTCAAGATATAAAGGTCTAATTATTATGGATTACCCGTTTGAGCCTCCTACAGCAGGTGCTACACGGGAAGATTATGGAGTACCTATTATCAATGCAATTCGTATACCATCAGGACCTGACAGTGAAAGACCTTTAAGGGCTAACTGGTATAATAATGAAGAAAGTGGTCTTATAAGATATAACACAGATGGGGATGCGTTAGAAGTTTTAACTAATGGTACTTGGATTCAGTTAAAGGCTAAACAACCAGCAGATATTACTATACAAAGATTTGGAGCAGCTCCAGGTAATACTTTTGACACTGATGAAGACACTTATATAGACACAGAACCAAATGACAACGATACTGGATATCTTGAACCTGGTACATCTACTTTTGTAGACGGTGTACAAATATATTTTGGCCCTATTATGGAAAGAACTAATAAACTGTCACCAAAAAGTGCTGCAAATATTATGGTATATGTAGAAAATGTATTTCAAATACCTTACACTAACTATAGATTAGTTGACAGTGGCGTTATCAATAGAAGCCCTTCTGGGGTGTATCTTCAGTTTGAGTCACCTCCACCTATTGGAAAAACAGTGACTGTAATTCACGGGTTTGACTAACCTTTTTCCAAAATCAGCTAAATACAGATGAAGTACTCGTAGTCTGAGTATTGAACAAACTGTGGTAAACCAGCAAAGAGCCCGAAAGGGATGCGAGCGAGCGTTCAAATTTGGTTAACCGTGAAACACGGGGTATAGGGGAGCAGAATGGCCAATGTAGGTCGTATTTCAGGTTCCCTCTTAAGAAGGAATCTTCTCAGAAATGGGGAGGATCTTGCTTTTGAGGACAACTTACTTTATCTATCAGTACCAGATGCTAATGATCCTACTAAGTTTGTAGGTATTGGTATTAATAATGATAGTCCCGTATACCAACTAGATATTACAGGAACAACTAGATCTACTAGTTTTTTAGGTGAATACCTAAAAATAGATAATGTTCAAATTGATGATAGAGAAATTCGCAGTACGTCAGGCGGCTTATCTATAAAGACAAATACAAGTAATGACTATCTAACTGTTGATAGTAAAACATTTAAGCTAACAAATTTAGATCCAGTATTAGGAACTAGCCAACTTGATCTAATAGGCAATCTTGAGGTAAATGGAAATATACATGCTACTGGTGCAATTGTAGCAGATGGTAATTTAACATTAGGTGATGCTAATACTGATGCTATTGAATTTAAGGCAGATATTATAAGCGACATAATTCCTGATGTGGATGATACTTATGACTTAGGTAGTTTAACTAAATCATGGCGCCAAGTTTATGTTGATGATATGAGACTAGGTGGTCCTGAAGTAGGTGATTCATATAATTTTGCTGAAACTACTATACCAGGATCAGGCACATTACCTGCAAAAACATTTACTGGTATAGATAATCCACAAAATTATACCAAAATTAGTAACACTTTTGCAAACGGACATTTAGTACTAAATTCAAATGGTAATGGTCTTATTGAGCTTATTAATGATACAAGAATTACCAATGACCTAAACGTACTAGGTGATGTAGCTACTGATAATGCCAACTATATTTTAATGGGTGATCCAGAATATGGTATATTGTCTGGTGCAGTGGATATGACACAACAGACTAGTTTGACTGATGGTGTTGCTCAATTAAATCTAACACTAACATTGCTAGTACCTTTACCACCACCAAGTTTTCCAAATTCTACAAATTTAACAATTAATAGTCTTACTACACGCATAATGAATATATCAGCTGGTGCTCAATTATTAAACGGTACAGGTATTACAGCCCCAGCAGCTGGTACTATTGTTTATGTTGCTAGAGTTAATACTTTTAGTACTAACATAATACAAGATACTGGCCCAGGCAATCGTGGTATACTAACAGTTAATAGAAATAGCAGTGCAGCGGTTACTAAAAAACTGACATACGGCAATACCACTCAAACTATTACCACTGTACTAACAGGTTCAACTCTTGGTAGTGAAGAATTCAAATACACTCAGCCAACTACAGGTGTATTAGTTCCAGGATATTTGATTAGAATATCTGCAAGTGGTACAGCTTTTGGTGGATTATCACTGAATGGTACATACGTTATTACTTTTATTAGTTCAAAGATTTTAAAGTTAGCCAGTTACAATACTACAACTGGTCAACAAACACCAACAAACATTGTGGCCAATGCTACAACAACAGGACAAAGTTTACAATTTAGTACAATAAATGACAATGGTACATATACAGCAAATAATACTAGCCTAATAGTAGGTGATAATGTTGCTTATCCTGTAGACAAGCCAGGGTTTCACGAGACATTAGATTTGAGTGTTAGT